GAGCGTCAAATTGACCGATTGGGCAAGGAAGTATCACGCACCCTCTGGCGACTCAACTTCCGTAAGGTGCTACTCGGCAAGCATACCACCCCTGTTAAAATCACGAAATGAGTCCCCAGCCCCCCATAGATACCGATTCGATGCTGTCCAGCCAAACTATTAAGGATGGCATGGTATCATCGGTATTAGGCGGTTTGGCTATGATAGCGCGGCTTCTCCTATCCACGGAGCCGGTCACGATAGGGTGGGTAGTTCGTCGCGTCCTTGCGGCTTCTATTACCGCTTGCTTCGTGGGCTACGCCGTTCAGGATCACATTCAATCCACCGCTTTAAGGATGGCCGTCGTCGGCGCTTGCGGATACGCCGCCCCCGAAGTAACGGATTATATCCTCAAATATATCAAAGCCAAAGGGAACAAAGAATTATCCGAAATCAATGGGCCTAAAAAAACCAAACGCCGCAAGCCCAAGCGATAATCGACATATCAATCTTCACTTGTCGATTTCGGGGCTACTCATCGTTGCTTTCGTTACGGCTGTTTCGGTTGCTTGGATATGCGGGTATGTCCTCGATTCCTTCCAGGATTCCAACGCTATGGCGATGCTGATCACCGATGCTGGGGTGAAGTCGGACGATAAGAATTTAGAGCATCATTTAACCTTTGCCACTAAAGCCCTAATGATATGCCGGGATTTGGGCTGGGCTTTGGGAATAGGGTCTTTAGGGTGCGGCGTGGCGGTGTTCCTACGGACTCGCAAACAAAACGCCGTATAGGTCAATTCTGACCCCTTTACGCCTTACTTCCGACATAGGTGATGATAGCCCCCTTGCGTCGCGGAACCATTACGGCATTAGTTATCAAAGCTTTAATCACCGCTTCCGCTTGATCACGCGAAAGTGAATAATCTTTAATCAATTCTTCTATCAAAGCTTTTCGAGTGGTTTCGGGCTTAGTCCCAAAGTGAGCATATTGCTGGCCTACCCTTAATAACTCAAATGCTTGAACCGGATGGGATACTTCCCATTGAACCTTGTCCTCCGCGTGTTTTAATTTGATTGAAAGGGTGCTACGACCATCTGGCATCCTCAAGCCCGCCTCCTTGCCCCGCTTGGATAGGTTAAATGAGAATATGGGCTTGTCCTTGGACTCGCGCCGAATGTTAATGACCGCCCGAACCCAATTCGTAATGTCGCTACTTCCAAGGCCAGAATAGGCCATGTCGGAGATTGTCTCGCCGCTTAAAGCATCCTTGGTCTTGGGCTTACCCTCGTGGTGGATTAAAACAATGATGCACCCGGTTTCATCCAATACCGGTTGAACCATATTCCGCAAAAAATTGGAGCTTACATCCTGCTTGGACACATCCCCCCCTACGTAGGATAATAAAGGATCAACGACTATCATATCCAATTTAAGCCGCGTAATAATCTTCCGCATTAAGTCCACAAAGTCCCGACCGGTTTTAGCCGACTCCTTAAAGAATTTCAAATTCTGGTTCAGCAAGGTGATTTCTTCGGGCTTTAAGTCCATACCCGAAGTAACCCCTTGGTATGATTGCGCTAAGTCGCCAATGTCACATTCCGCTTGAATCACCCCAATCTTTAACGGCTTAATCACAGGGATACCAAATAACTCTCGACCAATCGCCCAGGAACAGGCCATTTGCATCACGAAAGAGGATTTACCAATCCCCGATTGCCCAATGACGATCAATGACCCTCCCTTAGTCAGATAACGTCCTAACCCTACTACTTTATTCGGGTCATTTTGGACATCATACTCTCCAAGGCGGGTTGGATTGATTTCATCCGGGAAGTCTTGGCTTTCGACCCACGTTTCAAAAGCTTCCCAGCTTTCTGAGCCAATTCTAAAACCAATAATTGTCTGCTCTTTATCTCCGCGGAAAACACCGCCAAGGCGACTCCAACGCGAAGGGTTTTTGTTTTGCGGGTCTGGTTCATGGTCTGATAGGTATTCATAAACTTTGTTGCGGCGCTGTTCCCATTGTTCCTTGGATTCGGCATCGACCCGCACCCAAGCATGTATAGACTTGCCCCCGGAGTCCACTAATAGGGAAATGGGCAAATTGGATTGCTGAAAGATTGCTAATTGTTCGGCTTTAGGTTTCCGGTCAAATTCAATTAAAACGTGTCGATACTTAGACACGCTGGAATCCGTCCCATCGAATTTGTCGGGCTGGAAAGGGTTAATCCGAATCCAAGCCCCAGATTCTAAAGGGGTATTAAACTTTTCCGCACCTGGCGCTCCCTCACTAAAAAACTTATTGATCCATTCCTCGCGGGTCAGAAAGAATCCTTTGCTGGCCGGGAAGTATCGACCATCCTCAGTCTGCCCAGCATCATTCGTAATGCAAATAATGTCGCCGTGGTCAAAACAGTTGAGCAAAACGTCCACCGTCTTAAATGGGGTTTGAGCATCAACCAATTCGGCAATCTTGCTGGTATCCAAAACAAAGCGGCCGTTAGACCCCACTTGGCGTTCCCGACCCTTAATGATCCATCCGCGCGGCTTATCGTGGGCTTTGACGTAAGCATCATTAAGCTTGTGACGTAATTCCTTTTCGCTCCAAGGGGGCGAACAATGGGTCAAATTCCAATCTTGGAGGATTTGCCAAGCGTCGGAGAAGTCCAAAGCAAAACCATGGGCAAGGATACTTGCGGTTCGATAGGTTGCTGGGTGTCCTCCGTCTCCGGAAACAGCATGGGGCAACTTGGCGACATAAGCTTTAGCCGCCGTTATTTTGTCATTCGTGGTCATGGGTAAATTTTTGGATGCGTTCGCCGATCCATCGCATTACAGGGACAGCCATCGAATTGCCGCAAGCTTTGTAGCGCGGGCCATCGGGACATTCCTCGGCGGGTTTTCCCTTCCAGCTAATTCTCGACCAATTATCGGGGAACCCTTGGAGTCTTTCGCACTCGATAGGCGTTAAACGACGAACTGCCATAGGGGTAGCCACATGCGGCATCTGGTCGCCAGCGGAAGCTTTGAGGGTAGTAGTAGTAGTAGTAGTAGTAGTAGACGGCTCTGCACCAGCATCGCGTCGGAGATTGCCGGGCTGGAAGGTGATTGGCTCATTATTTACCAGCGGCACATTTCCACCGCCTGTTCCAAAGCGAGAAACGACCGTGGGAGCTACATCAAGCGGGCCGGTGATGCGGGAGTCGTTAGGGTGGTTTTCATAGACTTGCGGCTCAACCACCGCGTGGGTCGTCCGGGTATCGCCGGTGTCGAAGTTGTTGAGCGTGTTGCTGGCATCGGCCTCAACCCAAGTCTCGTTGTCGGTCGTGGACTGCGCTCGCTTGGACTTGCGGAAGGGAACGCCGACGGCGTGAGGGCCGCGTGAAACAATCGTGTCCATCGTATTGGTTTGTTCAATGTGCGGTTCGTATTGATCGTTTTCTCCTTGGTTGAACGCGGCACTGTCTATGACAAATGGTTTCGGCGAAGGAATCAATCTTCCGGTGTAAGCGTCTTGTCCGCTGTAAGCTCCGGGGTGGGTATCGGCACAGAGGGTTCCGACGGTTTTTGGCAAGCTGCCTGCCTCAACGCTTGCTCCAGCATCGGCGGCAACGCCTTTCCTCTTTTTCCCGCCCGACGCAAGATTCCCTCGCATGCCTTCGGCGAGAGATAAAACTTCTGCGCAACTTCGCCATCCTCCAAGATTTGCGACAACAAAGACTCGACGACGACGCTGGGGGACTCCGAAGAATTGAGCGTCCAGGACTCGGTAGGCGAACCCATACCCGAGTTGCCCCAACGCCCCGACGAAGGAACCAAAATCCCGTCCTCCGTTAGAGGACAGCACACCGGGGACATTTTCCCAGATAATCCACTTAGGTTGGAGTTTCGCAGCCAAGTCGAGAAATGACAGCATGAGTTGTCCGCGTGGGTCGTTGAGTCCTGCTCTTTTGCCTGCGACTGAGTAGCTCTGGCAGGGGGTTCCTCCAACCAGAACATCGACTGTTCCGGGTTGGATGGGCCATTCGGGGTATTTGGTGAGGTCGCCATAGTTGGGTGTATTGGGAAAGCGTTGTTTTAGGATTTCGCTGGGGAAGGGTTCAATCTCAGAAAACCCCACAGGTTCCCAACCGAGAGGATGCCACGCAACTGACGCGGCTTCCATCCCGGAACATACGGATAAGTATTTAATTGGTTTTTTAGTTTTGATGATTTCATTTGGTTCATTCATGGGTTTGGGAGATTGAATAAAATTTTTAGGAACACAAATCCATTGATCAGTATGCGTGGCAATCGTAAAAGTCTTTTCTTCATACCATAATGCACCTACGCCGCCTTTTACTAAAGTAGCTTTACCGCCTTTAGCACCGTTGCATATCCCTTGGGTTCTAACTTTAAAAGTTAATGGTTTGGTCATGGGCTTGGTAAAATTTGGAAAAGTTATTTACTATAATATCGAACTAATCGCATACCGGTAGAAGTATATTGATTTAATTCAACCATTTTCAACGCGCCACTTTTAACGCCGGCTTTTAATTTCCTTTGGGCGGTTTTTTTATCAAGCTTCAAAGCTTTGGCCCATTGAATAGCGTTATAATAACCCTTGGGAACAGGATCAGACTTCTTGCATTGAAGGTCGTAAAGGTGTTCCAGCAATTTCTGAGCTTCTAAAGCGGTAGGTTCCATCGTTCGGAATAATTATGGATAAATAAAGTAGGGTAAAGTTTATCGTCGGTATATTCGCCGTAAACGAACCCTTGTCCCCAAGCAAGCGTCGAGCGCCGCATATTAGCATAATCTAGGGCCCCCCTTTTAGTAAGTGTGCCTACTGATATCCCAACAGCGTGATCAATTCGACGACCTGTTTGGATACTCGGCTTGTGGGTGTGAGCAAAAATGACATTACCATAAATTTCGGCCATATCACGTGCCGAATTTTCATTATAAATTGTGCCATGGGTAAAAATGAAATTGCCAAGTTTAATCCCTTGCCAGACTCCATCATAAGGGGTAAATTTGGCATGAAGCTTTAACGCCGTTGTGGTGATCGCTTCAATAGAAACTTCGGCGGCCAAAACGTCTTTTTGATTGCTGGACTCTTTCATCCTCCAAAGCCGGGCTTCATGGTTTCCGCAAAGGATTTGAGTCGCTTCTAATTGTTCAAGGAATTTTGTTCCATTGATTAAATCTGGCCTAATCGGGTCGCCTTCGCCATTTTTAGCGGAGGACATAAAAGAAGAAAGATCGCAAAAATCGCCAAGGTGGATGACTTCGTGGGGTTTGAAGTTTTTACGAAACTTGAGGACGGCCTTGATGGCCAGCGGGTCGGCGTAAATGCCATGCGAGCATCCTACCGCCATGAACCGTTTATATTTTCGGATAATATTCATTTGCGTAAATTGGGATACTCTTTGCTCAAATATGCCGCTTTCTTATTTTGATACCGCGGCACAACTTCATCCAAAGCTTTAAGAATCATTAAACAATCTGCCGGACTAAACGTGGCAAATTGATTGCGACTAAGACCGTTTCCCAAAACTCGCCGCAAAAGGTCTAAACCTTTCGAGGTTCGCTTATAACCTTTAGAAGCGGTTGTATTTTGGTCGTCGGCCATATCCAGAGTAAATGAAAGATACTTTCATGCGTCGCGCGGCTTCCTGGATAGTCCCAAGACGATAGCCGTATTCGTAAGCAATCTCTTTGCTGGTCAGACGGCGAATGATGCCGTCAATGACCGCAAAACGTGCCGGATGACGATTCTTAAATTTAACGGCCATGGGGACGGATTTCTCGTGAAATACACCATTCGGGACGATGCCATTCCCAATACTCAACCCTTGATCGTGCAAGCTGAGGATAGACACGGCGTTTCCATTTCTGCAAAAGAAATTTCCAGCTCTTTTCCCCTTCCCCCATATCCTCTGCAACGAATTCGGGGTTTTGCACTTCGCCGTCCAGAATTACAACGAAAGCGTGTTTAGGCAATTTAGCGCCTAAAAGTTGTAATTTAAGCGGCGGCTTTTTATTATAATTCACTTGATAATACCGTTGCGGGCTTCGTTCCATTTATCGGTAGAATCTTTAATTTCGTCCGCGTGGACGCTTTTGATATGTCGGAGGCAATACCAAATCTTATCGCCGGCTTCACGCAAGGATTCGACCTGGCGTTGCAAGCGGTCAATTTGAGCATCCTTGGCCATTAACTCATTTTGCATACGCATTAGAGAAAGGCCATCGTTGAGGTGTTGGAATGGATCATTCATGGGAGGAAAGGTTTTTTAATATATTCACTTAATGCGTCAAGCGTAGAAGCATTGATTTTCCAAAAATGATTTGGAGTATCTGGCCACCATTGAAGCGTCCATACCGAATCAGTTGCAATCGCTTTAAGGCGTTCATCTTCGGACACCCAAAGTTCAGTTATGTCCGCGCAATAATTTTCGGTAGATTGATAAATACTTTTGTGAGTATTATGCTCCAGGTAAAGCCCAGCGGCATGCTTTGGAAGCCAATTTAGATCAGTCATTGTGCGTCCTTGCCGTCCTTCGCGGCTTGCCACGCATCACAAAGTTTATGAAGGTATCGGTATTCTGACTTTGAAACTCGGTTGTTGTTTATGTAAATCCAGATATGAAAATATAATTCTTCGCCCGCCTTGGTCAGCCGATCGACCTGTGTTTGCAGTTTTTCGTTTGGAATAATGGTATGCGTTTTGAACGCTCCAAGACGCTCGATTTCGGCTTTGAGGCGAGCGTTTTCGATGCGTTCGGTCTCAATGCTGTCCAAATCGTCGTCGGCTTGATTGTGAAGGTCTGCAATCACTTCATTAAGGTTCCGGATTTCCGCAGCTTGTTCTAGCACGTCACGCTTCAGCGCCTCAATTTGCTTGTTCTGTTCCTCGATGGTGTCACGCAGGGTGCGGGTGCAACCCGGCTTGGTTAGACGCTTGACCTCGGCTTTGTATCGTTGGCATTTATCCTCGATTTTCTGATAGTCCTCTATGCCCACATAAGGGCCATATCGCCATTCAACGATATCGCAAGTTTCACGCGACAATCCATATCGCTTTGGTTCGCTCACGACTGCACCTCCTTCGCGGCGTTCCAGATTACCAATGCCTTGAGGAAGTTTTTGGCATCCTTCTCGTCTCCGCTTGCCCATTCGGAAAGCATCGCATCACCTGCCTTGGTCAGACGCTCGACCTGTGCTTGTAGTTCCTCATTCGGAACAATGGTTCGGGTAGTAAATGATCTGAGTCGCTCGACCTCGGCTTTGAGGCGGGCGTTTTCTTCCTCCAGCGCCTTCACCGCTAACTCGGCGGCTTCGATGGTAATCCAGCGACTCATGGCTGCTTGCCGTCCTTCGCGGCTTTGATTTGTTTCTCCCTTTGTTCTTTCTCTGAAGGCAGACCCTTCTTTGCTCGCAACCATTCTTCTATCTGCCAGCAAGTCAAAGAATTGCCGATGATAGTAATCCAGACAGCCATATCGTCCCCGGCCTTGGTCAGACGCTCAACTTGTGCTTCAAGGTGCTT